TCCCCGTCCGCATCGTAAACGGCTTTCTTCATTGTGTCAGTAGCTTGTCCGAGTCCCATAGAATCACCTATTATCATTCAAATGAAAACTATTATCAAAAATAAAATAATGTGGGCCGGGCTTATTTGCCCGGCTTTGCCTTGCCTTCCGGCGTCTGGCCGCCAGGATCTTCCTGGCCCGTTGCCGGAGCTGGAGCCTTTGGCTCCTTAATCTCCTGAAATTCAAGCGGCTCGGATTTAAGCCGCCTGATAAGCTCCGGGTCCTCGATCTCCCAGGTTACGCCGGTCTTGAGGTTCTTAATGAACATCATAACCTCAACTGACTATGGAGATCGCAAAGACCTTGCCTCGAGATGCGTTGCTTTGCACAAGAAGCGTCTCGTTTGCCTGCTTGAATCGAGACATATCGAAGGGTCCCAGAATATAGGTCTTATTGCTTGAAAGAGTATAAACCTGATCGCCCAAAGATCCCCGGAAGAATGGCCCGCTGTGGACTGTCACATTTATGCCATTCGGTGAGGCAGTGGTAGATGTATTAATTACCATAACCTGAGCACCGCCCTTTACCACCCAGTAGGTGTAATATCCGGCGGTTATGGCTTCCCAGGTAGCGGTATTGTCGTCATCGGTGTATGTCTGGTTATACATGGTTCCCACAGCAAGCGCCGGAGGAACTGCCATTGTGGCCAGCATTAAAGCTGCCAACAGAACAAACAGTTTTTTAATCATTTCTTCATCCCTCCTAAGTCTTGCTCATGGTCATGCAGCCGAGATAATCGGGCTGTGCGACCTTAGCACCGTAAACATCCAGGCCTCGGATGATATCCCGAAACTGCTTGGGGTCCCTGATGTCCTCGACCGCCACTATCTGATCTGCGAAAGTGATTGCCTGGTTCGTACCGAACATGATTTTGTACTTGGCTCCGTTAGTATTGGGGACATTAGAACTCTCCAAGAGATCAAAGCCCGCAATCCTGGCAACAAAGCCATTCAGGACCGCCTGGCCGCCGAGGGTAGCCGCTGGAGCACCACCAAGCTTCAAGTCCTTGGCAATCATAGCGCTCACCCAGGGAGGGATAACCATAAATCTACCGACCTTGGGAACATGGCTATCTGAGAGAAGCGTGGCGCAATCCTCGATAACATTGTATATGTTATTTGCGCCACCATCCTGGACCGCATCAGGCACAATAGGAACGGCATCCGTGCCGTTGATATTGGATGCACTGGCCCCGGTGTAAAATCCAGCAATGAACTGATCCCTGGTATCTGCTAGGGCATAAGCAGCCTGATCCCTGGCCACTGCCTCAAAGTTGCCAGCAGCCTGCTTAACATCCAGGTCCTCGATTGCGATCTGAAAGTCTTTTTGTTCGGTTATCTTAAGCTCAGTGTCCGCGTCGGTGAGCTGTTGGGCCGCGCCCATATCCACGCCCTTGGTGTAGTTGCCGATAGTTACTGATCCGATGCCAGTGATATGTAGAGTATCACCCTTCTGGCCTATGAGCCCCTGGTAGTTCCTGTTAATGACTCCAGGCTGGCCGTAAACCAGATTCTTCCTGGCTCCGATCAGCAAATTAGCTGCCCAAAGCTCAGGTATAAAATTGACTATCATTTAGATCATTCCTCAAGACTCAAGAATTGTAATCTATCCGGCCCTCCGCCTCCGCCTGGTTGATGTCTGCCAGGGTGGCGGAGTCTGCCGTTGGTAGCACTTTGACTATCTCAGAACGCTTCCAGGTCTTTTTTCCGGGCGATCCCGGCACCCCGTTGTTTCCCGCCCCCTGGGCGGCCTGCGGCGTCTTGGCTGCCAGGAGCCCGAGCCCGGCCAGCTCTGACACATCGGCTTCGATCTCTTCAGGAGTCGAGCCTACGACCCTTTTTAGGAGAGCATCTATCTTGTCCGCTGGTGCGCCGGCCTTGACCAGAGCCCGGAGCTTGGTTAGTTCAAGCGTTGCCTTATCCGCAGTGGCCTTGTGCTTCCCGAGTTCTCCGGTGAGCTTTTCCATCTCGGTTTTGCTATCTTCCTGCAATTTGTCCCACTGAGACGCCTTGGCTTCAAGCTCTTTCATCCGAGCCTTCCATTCACGCTTCTCTTCGGCGCGTGCTGCATTCACATCTGCCTGAGTGAAGGTCTTATCTTTTGGCGTTTCTGTGGTCTGCTGCTCTGTTTTGGTGGCAGCCCCGGCTTCGCCGGTTGGAGTAGAATTATCTTCTGGCATTGTAATCACCCGATGAATTACCCGCATCGGTGCGGTATTTCAGATTATTATAAAAATGTTAGAAATTCATCGCCGTGGCGATATTGTGCGTACAATTCCCATGCCACACGCCCGCCGCCCTGGCCTCATCCAGCGTCGGATAGCCAGGCGTCTTGCCTGTGAGGCTCACAGTCCGGCCCACCCATGCCCAGCAGACTTCGCAGGTATTTTTAGCCGTGCCGCCGGTGATTTCTGCCAGGTCCTGGCCATGCTCCAGGAGACGGTTGGCGGTGCCGTTGATCATGCACTCGCGGGTAGTGGTCCGGGCCACCATCTCGGTGTAGGTCTTCATATTCCAATTTCGGCCAGCAGAATCCTTGAAGCCCGTGACGCCCTTCTCTGCAAGCTGTTCTCTGTAGCGCTTGGCTGTCTGTTTCCAGGTCTGGTATCCAGCCACATCACCCCTGACGGCTTCCAGAGCGAGGTTGCGATAGACATCTTCCACCCGGCGGCCTATCACCGCATCGACTTCTTGCAGCCTGCCAAAGGTATTCTCTGCGAGCACTTGCATAGCCTGCTGATGGACTGCGCCAAAGGCCACCTGCGCCGCCAGGCCGCTGTCTACTTCGGCCATTGCCGCCTGGTAAAGCGCAGGAACGGCCTCTTCGCACCAGACGCGCCCGCCAGTAAGCAAGTCTTTTCGGATTGCAGCGACGTTATTCTTGAGCGCCGTGAGGTTTTTGAGGTCGTTGCCTTTCAGGAGAGCCCTGTTGTACTCTGCTAATATCTCTCGTTCTGCTTCAGTGTAGAGCCTGATGAGGCGCTCTGCTTGCGCGTCACTGAGTTTCTTGGCCGCCAATCTCTTCACCTAATGCGGGCAGTGCGATCCTCGGTGCTTCGGGGGCGGCTGGCTGGGCCGCCTTGAGCCGCGCCAGCTCTTTGTCGAAAGCTTCAGAGCCCTCCTTGAGGCCCCTGGCTTCCAGCATCGCCTCGATGCTCATAGCTCCTGCGGCATACCAAAGGGAAGCGATCTCGGCTTCCTCTTTCGGATCGTTGGGGATGCCATCTCGGAGAGAGACCTGCACCATCTCCGGTTCAAAGGAAGCTTCTTTTGATATTTTCGATTTCAGTGAGTAGATGATAGGGACTTTCTTCTGGTATTCTGATGCCAGCCACCGGACTTTTGCCAGGGTCTCGGATTGCTTGAGCCTGATTGCAGTTCCGCTTTCGGCTTTGTTGACTTCATCGTCATCAGTCAGAGAGAAGTCTTTGAGGAGCTGCTTGTAGAGATCTCTTATCTCTACTTCGACCGCCCCAAGTTCTGCCTGCCAGGTCAGATATTGAGCGGGCTGCTCGCCGGCATCGAGGATAATTGCCTCTTCTGACTTCCATAGATATTTCTGTTTTGCGTGGTCAAACGTGAACGCACTTTGCCCGGCCATTGGCTTGGGGTGAGTGAACTTTCGCAGGACCACAGCCCTCTGAGTATATGCCAGGTCAAGGGCTTCCAGCTTGGAATAGATCTCGGGGATATAGTCAGATTGCCCATAGTAGAGATCACTGGTTAGGATATTGTCGATCCGCACAACCAGCAGATCATCAACGCCAGTAGCTTGTTTCCCTTCATCGTCTACGTCAAGATACCCATACTGCTTGAAGGATTTTACCGGGATCGGCCCGGCAAGCTTCTTGCCGCTGCCCACCACCACACCAGGGACATTGATGGTCTCTGAAGCAATTATTTCATAGATGACGTGCTGGATTTGGCCCTTTGTGTGGGTTGTGAACTTGACATACTCATGCTCTTTTTTCTTGTCGCCATCTCCTTCCATCTGCTTGAATGTGGCAAAGATAACGTATGCGCTGGCCTGCTGGATGTTTCCAGGCTCTACAACTATATAGAAATTCTCGGGGCTGATAGCTACAATGCGATCCTGGGATATCTCCAGAGCACCCAGGCCATAGCGGGATGCATCGGTGAGCACCTCATAGTCAGGCAGATCGTAGATTGCCGGCGCATCGATCTCTGGTGATTCGCCGATAATAAAATTCAGGTATTCTTTGGTTGCCGTCTTTGCAAGGCCAATGATGATAGGGACTTTCTTGTCGTCGTCTTCCTTGTCCTTGAGGTAGGCTGCAAGTTTCGGGAAAACTGCTTCATGATCCCCATTATAAAGGAGCCGGTTCTTGGCGTGCTCTGTCAGCCTGGCCTTCTCATCGGCATCCTCCGGGGGCCAGGGCTTGCCGTCTGCTATCCAATCGAGATTAGTGAGCATTTCCGGCCTCGGTCATCGTCTCGCCCGCATCAGCGGCGATCTTGGCTTCATTCTCTTTCACGGCCTTGAAACAGCTCTGGCAGGCATATTGAGCAGTTATCATTGAAGTGCTGAAGCTTCCCGGCCTGGTGACAGGCTGGAATTTGAGGACGGCGATAGGGATAGGATACTCTTTAGGCTTGATCTCATTGCCACATAATAAACAGATCGTCATAGTTTAGCCGCCCGATTATAGAAATACCTGCCCATATCACAGCTATCATCATTCAGCTTAAGAGGCTCTTCTTTGCCCGCGCCTTGCGATTTCTCATTCCAGACATAGCCAGCATGTTCAAGGATAGTCCGCTTGCACTTAGCACAGAATCTTACAGTGTGCGTGTAAATTGCAGTCGCGTACTCTTGCACTTCTTTAAGAACATCCTTCTTGGTTGCAGATCGGATGGTCAGCTTAGGATAATCGGCTTTGAGCTGCTTGATGAGACTTAAGCCACCGCCGCCGGGATCGACTTCGACCGAAATGGGGATGATCGTCTTGCCCTCATAATTCAGCATCTCCCTGCCGAACTCCTGAGAGAACACCGCGTTGGGCTTGTCGTTGGTGAAGAATTCCTTGACCAGATACCAGCATCGCATTGAGAGTGAATATCCCCATAAGCCCATGCAGGTGGGATGCACCTGGCCATAGTCTATCGAGACCATCCAGGTCACGAGATCGCTTGGCGGCTCCTCCACCACATAGCCGTCTTTTGGATCGGTGGTGAAGAAGGAAAACACCCGGCCCTCAGCAGCCACCCATAAGCCAAGAATGAACCTGAGATAGTAGACCGTCCCCGGCGGGTTCTCTCGGACCAGATCCGCTTTGTACTCATCAGTGAGGCCAGGGTTATCGTCTAAGACGAAATGCCAGAGCCTTATAGAGATCTCTTTTGCCCGGTCGATGTAATCCGTCTTGATATAATGCATCGGCTGATCAGGGTTTGTGGTAGCCAGCAGAGTTGATCCTGCTTTGTCCATCCTGGTCCTCAGCATCTTGAAGACGCTTTTGGCCCAGGTCGTGACCTCATCACAATATGCATCAAGCAACGTAGGGCCGCGAAACTTCTTCTCCTGGCCTACGTCGTTGGCTCCTCGGATCGATACTTTGCGGCCATAGATGAAGAACTGCCGCCAGCCTGTCGTATGCACCACGGCAGCCGGCAGGAGATCTTTCAAGGGCTCGATGCAATTGAGTTCTAGGGTCTCTGTCGTGTTTCCTACCATCATTCTCCGGCCATGCCTGCCGTGCAGACACCGCCAGAGCCAGACGATAAGGCTCATGATGGTCTTGGAGCTTCTGACGGACCCATACCAGAGGTTAATGCTCATGGGGTGGTCGATGCAAGCCAGGATGCTTTCGGCCTGCTTGCCGACGGGCAGGAAAAGATCATTGGTCCCTTTCTCCGGCTCGATGCCTTGAGCCAGCTTGCGCAGGCACTCAAAGATCTGACCCTGTTGCTCATCCTCTTCGGCTTCCTGGAAGATGGGATAGAAAGGATGATCTTGAGGGATGCTGCCTAATCGGATTGCAACGACAAAGTAATCCAGCAGCTCGCCCGGATCTATCTCGACCTCGCCGCTTGGAAGGGTGGCGGTGATCGAAGGCTTTTTCGATAGTGCCTCAAGCCGTTCAACTTGTCTCCAGGGAGCCTTCATTTATTGGTCATCTGCTTTTCGATTGCATTTATTCTGTCCTGAATCTTCTTCCAGTCCCCTATTTCCATCGAGAACTTTTGGCTGTTTGTCATTGCATTCGCCAAGCTTGCATATTGGCCTGCATGTGATAGGGGATCGTCACATGCAAGAATTTGATTCATGAGCTTATTTAAGCCCTGTCTAAGTCCCTTTGGAGAAGTATGCCCTATATGGCATTTCCGTTTGCGATTTGTGTTATTGGCCTCTTCTGGCGCATCGGTTTCATCAGAAGAAGGGGGGGTCTGCTTAATCGGCACATATCATCATTCCTTGATTATTATACGGTCCTCGGCTGGAGGATGCTAGAGTCACAAGCTAGATGTATATCACGAAGGGAAGAAAAATTCCGCCCCCCAGCCGTGGCCTGCCATGACACATCGCCACAAGTGACCGACCGAAAGGCGATGTAATGACTATGATGGGGCCGGGAAAGGAGGATATCAGAACCCGGCCCCGCTGGTTCTGTGGTTCTGGCGCTCTACTTCCTAGATTTGGTTTTGGTGATTATGAGGACTCCACGCGGAGCCCTTGATGGATCTGTCCCAGCTATATCGAATATCCTTTATAGCCTAATTTTGGGATCGTGAGACCCCCGGACCATCGAAGGCCCGAGGGATAGCACAGTACCTTTTCGACTGCCGGCCAAAT